GGCGGGTCACCATCCCGCTGCTTACGACATGGTACTTGCTCATGTAATCTCCAGAGCCGAGATGGTCACATGGATGTAGTTGGACGCGCTGGCCTGCGCTCTGAGCTTCTCACCGGCCTTCAGAACGATCTTGTTTGCCACGACCTCTAGCGTTGTGTCTGCTGGAACCGGGGTCGTAAAGCATATGTAGCTCTGAATCGTGTTGGAGCTATTCGTTTTGATGATCGAAATATCAGCCGATGCCGTGCCGTTCACATTGGCGCACATGACGGACAGAACTATCGCTGTGTTGCCTGCCGTTGCTGGTGCCTGATAGACATCCGTGACGCTGGTGCTGCTCAGTTGAGCCTGGGCATTGTTAAAAGTATTCGGCATTTTTATCCTCCAAGAGCCACGCTAAAGGCAATAACATCATCAACGGTGGCCCCGCCAGTTGCTGCTGCCCAAGCAACACCAGAGGCGGCAGTCGAGTCAGCAGTCAGCACATAACCATTGGTGCCGACAGGCAAACGCACATCGTTCGTGCCGTTGTGTGCAATCAGGTCGCCCTTGGTGGTCAAGGGAGACAGAGCATCAAAGGCCGCTGTCTGAGTCGTCTGTCCGGTTCCGCCGTTGGCAATTGCCACAGTACCGGTCACATTCGAAGCCGTGCCCGTCGTGTTCTGGTTCAACGTCGGAACATCTGCGACCTGAATGGCCGACATCACCACATCGGTGCCATTGCCTCGCAGGTATTGCCCGCTGGTGACAGCACCAGCCAGGGCGTCCATTGCAGCTTGGCGAGTCGTCTCGCCTGTGCCACCGTTTGCAATTGCTACTGTACCGGTGACGTTTGCCGCCGTGCCAGTTGTGTTCTGGTTGAGCGTTGGGACATCGGCCACCTGGATAGTGGACATCACGACATTGGTGCCGTTGCCACGAAGGTAAGAGCCTGAAGTCACCGCGCCAGCAAAAGCGTTCATTGCTGCTTGCTGGCTTGTCTGACCAGAGCCGCCATTGGCGAACGCAACAGTTCCTGTCACATTGCTGGCGGTGCCCGTGACATCAATATTCCAAGTGCCAGTAGCACCTGTGCCGTTAGGAGGTACGCCAGCCGTTGTCTGAGTTGTAGCGTCTGGAAACTTGAAGCCGTTTGCCGTGCTTTCAATCAACCCAGCGGCCTTGAACGGTGCCGCAGATTCGACTAAATCAACACCAGCAAGATAAATCTCTTCGGCATAAACCTCGAACTTAACGCCGCTACCAATTGTCGTGGTGGTCAAAATGGCGTTACCAAGACCAACTGAACCCGTGTTCTCTGGAAGCCCCAAAGTATCTGTGATATATGCCGCGCCAGATACATATAGCTTTTCAGTTGTGGTCGCTGTTGTGCCGATCTTTACCCGGCCTGCCGAATCTACGATAAACGGAGTCGAATCCGGGTTCGTGCTGTCCTCGACCAGTATCGCATTGCCGGTGCCGCGCTGAGTTACCCGCAGCGCAGCCGATGTGCTGGAGGTGTCAACGGAGGTAGCGCCAGTTACCGCCCCGCCCGCCAAAGGCAGATAGGTAGACGCTGCTGTAGAGGCAAGCAGATACCCTGCGGTCGCGTGGTTGCCCCACCCATATGCCGTATCCCAGTTGGTTTGACTTGAATTCGGCGGGATCGAATACCCTGCTGAATAAGACAGCACCAGAGTGCCAGAGCCGGTGACAGGAGAACCGCTAACTTGCAGCCCCGTCGGGGCCGATAGCGCAACAGATGTGACCGTCCCACCGTTGCCAAAATACGGAAGCCCTGTCCAGCCAGTTACGCCGTCGCCTGTTTTGAGTTTGCCGGTATCCGTCTCAATGCCGATCTCACCTTCGGCAAGAACAGGGTTTATGCTTGTCCAATCTGCGGCAAGACCTCGCCTAAACTGTATTTGAATCGCCATCAAATTCCTCCGCAGTCAATCGGCGTAATCCCGCCATAGACACTATCTGGGGCACCTCCATCAAGGTTGGCAAACGCTTCTCCGTTTGCACCCGATACGCCAGCCGCACCTTGCGGCCCTCGCTCGCCTTTCTCGCCTACGACCTCGCCCACATTGACTGTTCTGCCGTCAGAAAATGTGACGATCAAAGAACCATCGAAGTCTATCTTAGTGCCGACAATCGAAATGCCGTCGGCCCCGCTTTCGCCATCCTTACCATCCTTGCCGTCTACCCCGTCTTTGCCATCGCGCCCATCAGCACCGCGATCACCTTTCGGGCCAGGCTCGCCTTGAAGACCTCGCTCGCCCTGCGGGCCTTGCAGCTTCTTGACCTCAAGAACCTTCTTTTCAAGTGTCGGCCACTCCTTATTCAGAAGCAGCGCCAACGCCGTCAGTTTTGCGTCTGTAGATGCTCCCGATAGAAGGATCTTTTTCGCATCCATTATCAGCCCACGATGCTCTTCAAGAAGTCTTCATCTTTTTTAGCTTGATTGGCCTTATCAGCCATCTGCATCTCGACGATCTTCGACTTGTTCTTGATGTCCTCTTCCTTGAGCATCAGCTCCGCAATCTTGATGCGTTTGTCGAACTCCACCGATTCAGAATTAGCGGGCAGGTTCTTCGTGGTCGATGCAAGCGCCTTGACCTGCAACTCCTGCGGCATGAGCTGCGCTTCGGTCAGGAGCTTCTGCGCCTCCGCCCGGTTCTGCTCGGCCTGCGTCGTCTGCACCGCAATCTGAGCCTGCGCCGCTTGCAACGCCAGTTGCTGTTGCGCCTGAGCCAGTTGCTGCGCCTCGGGATTGGGCTGGTTCATCTGATCGAGCGCCGCGATCAGCTCGTAACGGTTCGTGAGGCTGGAATTGTTCAGGATGCCCTTCAAGATCAGCGGCAAGACAGGCGTATTCGGCCCCAGCGTTTGCAGGAGGCCAATGAACTGTTGCTGCTCGTATTCCCGCGCAATGATACCCAGCGTCGCCGTCGGGATGAACTTCATATCCACCGACGGATAGCGCTCAGGGTCGAACTGCATATAGCGGAAGGACGCCTTCTGGATGAACGGGATCAGGAAGTCCTCCTGGAAGTTCACCAGCGTGCGCTTGTACTTCTTGATGATGGTCGCCACCGCCATCGACAACCCTGCGCCGTCGCGGTTGACCTGACTCACCATGCCCTGCGAGTCCAGCGTGCCGGTTGCTTGCAAGAGCATCCGCTCGAACTCCTTGGCCGTGGTCAAGTTCTCCGGGCTAGACTGCCCGAACTTGAACGGGTAGAGAATCTCCGACGGGTTGCCGTTGACCATGAACGCCTTGCCAGGCTTGACCTCGAACCGAGCGCCGCGCGGCAGTCGGGTCGCATCCATGCCCATCATGGGGGCTGTGGTCAGCGCCAGCGAGTCCAGATGGCTACGCACCTGAGCGTCGATGGCCTTCTGCATATTGTAGGACTTCTCGACCGTCCCGCGCCCGAGCAGGCGGTTGGGCACCGTATCATCTTGATAGGACAGAACCGGCCTGTCCTTCATCATGTACGGGTTTTCCTCGGCTTTCAGGAGCATCCCGCCGTTGGCGATGACCACAATGGCCTCGACCATGTTGGTGTAGTCCTCTGCCGCCGAGTCATCGGGGAAAAGCTCCACCACATCGGTGTCTTCTTCGGTCAGATACTCTTTAGGCACCAGGCCGTAGTAGGTCAGCAGCAGAACCTTCTCGTCTTGGTACTGGCTCGGCTCCTGCGTCGGCTCCAGATCGGTGTCTTCATACGCCGGGGCGATGTTGACCTTGCGATAGATGCCCTTTTCGATGCCCTCGACCACCTTGTGGATCGAAACATACTTCTCAATCGCCACACCCATGCAATCGTCGATGCTGGTGCCGTTGGGATCGAACAAAAAGTTCTTCGGATTGACCGGAACGAGCTTGACAGCCACCCGATCCTTCTCCACCACGCCGATTGCCGCCTGTCCGGGCTGTCCGGGGATGGGCTGAGTGGCCGGTTCGAACACTTTTTCCGTTTTGACGATGATTTCGCCGATTCCGGTGCCGTAAATCTCGGCCATCAGCTCGATCTGGTCGATGGACTTGCGGATTTTGTCCTGCTTGAAGTCCTCCATGAGCTGCGCTTTCAGCACAGCCACATCCAAAGGGCTACCGTTGATGTCTTTGAGGTCGTCGGAGATGTCAAAGAACTCGCCCTGACCGAAAATCGCCTCCATGATCTCCGCATGGCGCGTCTCGACGGCCTGCTGCGTCGCCGGAGTGACGATCCGCGAGCGCTCCGAGTCCCGAACCTTGTCCTCTGCGGCCCACTCACCCCTGAAAATGCGCTCGTACTCCATCCAGGAGTCCAAGAAGTTCACATTTCGGTAGTCGCGCCAGCGGTCGCAATGGTCAACGACGAAGGCGGTTAGCTCTTTGTCGTTCTCCGTAGGCTCGTCGAACTCGTTTTGATCCATATCAGACCCCTGCAATAACATCTATGGGTTCCCAGTCGTCGCTATCTTCCTGCTCGAAGTAGCTAGTTATTGCCATCTGGTCGATGTAACTTAGCGCGTCTGGCAAATCGTCATGTACTCCCTGGGATGGGAATAACAGAAGCTGATCCACGAAGGTGTCCCAGTCTTCCTCGCTATTGAGCACGATTCTCCCATGCTCGAACCTGCCCTGCAAGGCCCAGATGATCCGGTCAGCCTTCTTCCGGTTGCCATGCGTCAGGTCAACTATATGCGAAAACACATTGTTTTTTCGCATCAGATCGCTCAAATACGGCAAAACAGCGTTTTTTAGCGCCCCCCTCTCGATCCCCACGCTCAGGGGCCGGTAGTCGCGCATCTTCATCAGAATCTTCGCCGCCGTCTCCCGGATGTCCCACCGCCCGTGCTCAATTTCCTTGACAAACCACTTGCCGTCGTCCGTCACCTTGACCACCGCAATGGCCGACTCGTCCAGGCGCTTCTTGGCATTCGCCGCCTGCTTGGCAACTTCCTCAAAGCCGGCCAAGTCCACCGCCACGAAGTAGCTCCCGTACTGCGGCTCCTCGCCGTACTTGAGCCACTCCTCCTTGAACACATCCGCGCCAGCGTTGCTGAAAGACGCCATGTATTCCTGCTTGAACGCGAAGGTACTGAGCGTCTTCTTCGCCGACTCAATCTCCTTCGGGTCGATCAGCGGGTTGTCTTGGGTCGTGAAGTGCCAGCTCTTCCATTCCGGGTCGTCCGTCAACTTCCACAGGTCATGGAACCAGTTGCGGCCCTTGGGCGTGCCGATGAACATCGCCCGACCCTTCTTGTCCGACAAGGAGGCCCGGATCACCTGCTCCCACGCCTCGGGCTTGATGTCCGCCACCTCGTCCAGCACCGCGTAGGTCAGGCTCACGCCGCGCAGGGTGTCGGGCCGGTCCGCGCCGCGCACATAGATCCTCGCGCCGTTGATCAGCGTGATGTCCAAGTTGTTCACATGGCTTGACTGAATCACCTCCCGCCCTAAGTCCAGCAGCAAGTCCCAGATGATCTGCCGCGACTGCCCCATCGTTGGTGATACATACAGCACCGCCGAACCCTGCGGGCAGCGCAGCCCCTCGATGATCAATGTGGTGGCTGCTAATCTAGACTTGCCGCAGCGCCGTCCGGCAGCGATCACCTTGAAGCGCGTCGGATCAGCGTAGACCTCTTGCTGCCAGGGCAGTAGGCTGAAGTTCAGGTCACTCATCTTCTGCCTCGATGATCTCTGGCGCCGGCGCCTGGCCTAACCCCGTGATATTGATCGTGACCGCGCTCCTTTGCGCGGAGGTCTTCTCAAAGACGCTCATCGGCAGCGCTCGGTCCATGCACATCTTGAGTGCCGCCATCTGACTTGGATGGTTGTCATCCAAAGCGATGTCGATCACCTTTTGCACGACGCGCTCGCCTTTGCCCTCAACGAGCATCCGCTTGAGTTCTTTGACGCGCTGATATTCCGTTTTCGGCAGGACCGCCGGCGGTTTGTAGGTCATGTGGGTCATTCTAGGGTGGTTTTTCAATTGGCCCAAGAGCTAAAGGGCTATTTTGCCGTTTTCACTTCTTCAGTGTAGAGGAGGCACCCGCAATTTTTGACCTTCAGCCAAGACCCTCCCCCCCCATGTCTCGCGGCCAGCGCGGCCACCGGCCAGCGCGGCCAGCGCGGCCAGCAATGCAACGAGCGTTATGTCAAATCGCGAGCGGGCCGAGCGGGCCGAGCGGGCCGAGCGGGCCGAGCGGGCCGAGCGGGCCGAGCGGGCCGAGCGGGCCGAGCGGGCCGGAAATTGGGGACAGAACAATCAGGACATGAGGGTTGAAAGGTCCATCTAGCCCATACCCGGCGCCGAATCTTTTACTGACCCATTGGTTACTAAGCCGACCGAATCCAGGGGCATCCCTGGCCGATATCCGGCCGCGCGTGCCTGGCTGAACACGGCCAGCAACTCATGGAACCCGCGCGTCATATCGCCATCGCCAGCGGCCAGGATCACGGCCCGTTGCGCGGGCGTCAACTTGCGTCGGAATTGAACAGTAGTCGTCAGACATGGTCGGGGCATTTCTGTGGTCCATGTGGTCCATGTGGACCATCATTTTAAATCGCTGCCAAAATGCGCGGGCGTCAAAATGCGCGGGCATTTCCCATATATATAACACTTTCTTATAACTTGAAAAATGAATGGTCCACATGGACCACAAACCCTCGCAACCCGCATGAATCCTAGCTTTTCTGTGGGTCAAACACCCTCGAAAACATGGTCCACACGATTGACCACATGGACCACAGC